CCCCTCAACAGTTGATGAAGCTTTTCTGAGTAGTAGTAATCTATGGTTTCCAACAGATGTGATAGATGGGCTTGATAGGACCGACACCGGTAGAGGCCCTGACCATTATATTATCGATGCACGAGAAGACGATAAATACGCTATGGGGGTTGATGTAGCCTCAGGGGCCGGAGGAGATTATTCGACAATTACTGTCGTTAGCCGGACAACCTTACAGCCCGTCTATCACTATCGTTCAAATACCATTTTACCCCATCATTTTGCTGATGTAGTATTCGAAAAGTATTGGGAATTCGGTGAACCCTATACAATAGTAGAGCAGAACGGAGTAGGTGAGGTTATTATCTCACGTTTACGAGAATGGAAGATAAAGAACTTGTATAAGGACGATAAGGGAAAATATTGGAGAACCAATAAGCATAACAAGATACGTATCTACGACCATCTAAGGGACCTTATATGTGAGGGTGTCATACAGTCAGTGCATAAAGACCTATGGTCGGAGATGAGAGTTATTGAAACAGGTGATAATGGAGTTCCAAATGCTTGTGTAAAAGGTTCTCACGACGACCTATGTATGTCTACGGCGTTAGCTTTATGGGGAGCCAAAATCAAACCGGCTCCTTCTTTTTATCAGGTCAAAAGGGAGATGATGGAAGAGTTCAAACGAAAGCAAAAGGCACGAAAGAGAAGAAGCTTCGGTCCTCTACCTTTCAAGCCAGCAGGAGTAAAATATGGGTAAATTTGACCTAACACCTCAAATACTCAGTGCCATTGTCAGTGGCCACAAGGATTATTGGGACCACCAGAAGAACGATATGTATAAATATAAACGTGCATATGAATGTAAATTCTGGTCTGGTGATATGTTAGACCCAAGCCAAATAACAATTCAAACCTCAGATGCTTATGGCTTTGTTGAAAGTTATATCAGCTCTTTATTTACTAAAAACCCCGGAGTGGTTGTAAAGAACGGACTAAAAGGTGCCGGGGATGTCAAGAAGGCTATGGCATTGGCCAATGATTTTTTGGTCAAACAAAGAAGTCCCATTGAAGATGCTTCTCGCCTTGCCTTGATTTACCCCAACTCCTTTATGAAATTATATCCGAAGGACGCTGATAATGTCTACGATAGAGTAGATATGATTGCAGTTGCACCTTGGCAAATCATTGTTGATAGGAATGCACCCAGATGGGAGGATAGCAGATTTGTAGGGCATCATTATTATATGTCTCTACCTGCAGCTATTCAGCGTTTTGGAAACAAAGAATTCAAGTCAGTTCAATGGGAACAATATTTCGACCGCTTTATGGAAGAAAAGAATGAGGAAATGCAGACAGCTGGTGATGGTGCCTCTATGTTCACGTATGTAGAGATAACAGAATTCTATGACCTTCAAAACGATATGTTATATTTTTATACACCTAACTGGAAACAAGGAAATAAGTTCTTGGAAAGAGGACCAATCCCTTTCAGGTCGGTAGATAATGCACCAATCGTTCCAATTGTTCCGTTATATTTCAATCGATTGCCTGAAAAACCAATGGTTGGTTATTCGGCAATGCGTAGAATATACGACCAGGTTTTTGAAATCAATATGATTAGAACCTTTCAAGCTAATGCAGTTAGAAAATGTAGTCGTCAATACATTGTAAAGAAAGGAATATTAGACGAAGACCAAATAGCCCAGATTACAAGTGGTATTGACGGGTTATTTATAGAAATAGACGATGAGGATTTGGCTGGTGCTATCAGACCTTTACCTCAAAATCCTACCCCTCCAGAATTGGAGAGCTACTATAGGCAGGTGCAAGATGATAAAGACCAAGGAAGTATGTTGGCGCCTTTTACTCGAGGCGAAGCGACACGAGCATCAGCGACGGAAATCGCTGCTCTGGCTGCATACACAAGCACAGAGATTGGAAGACTTGCGAGAGAAAGAGACCACGTCATCGAAGCAATAGCCAAGTGTTATCTCAGTATCGTTAGTTTGTATATCAATGAAGAAAATATTAGAGACCTTATTACAGTAGATGGGGAAACATTCGTCATAACACCTGATGACCTACAAGAAGAATTTTATATTTATGCTGTCGACCAAGCTTCGACACCTATATCAGAAACTGTAAGGAAAAGAGAATTTATACAATCTATTCCTTTATTACAAAACCTTGGAGTTCCACCTACAACTCTTCTAAAAGAATTGGTAAACGCATTAGGATTACCCGATTATATTGTAGAGGAAGTAATGGAAGCCCAAAGACAACAACAAGCCGCCCCACCTATGGGTCCAGGAGGAATTAGTGCAGGTGAGGCGGGTGGTGTCGAAATCAATCCAAATGCACAAGAAAATATTTCAGCTGCACAATTTGGGGCACCGACTGGACCCGCTAATCTCAATATGCCTGGCGCAAGGAGCGTATAATGCCACTATATGAATTTCAATGTAAAGACTGCAACTATGTTTTCGAAGAATGGTGCACATTCGACGAAAGAGAAGCCTTCCCTAAAGAGAACAAATGCTCTTGTGGAGGTGAAATTTGGCAGAAATGGGGAAAGATTGCAAGACACAGTTCTTGGGAAAGCACCGGAAAATTTGGTGTAAATGGAACTTATAATCGAGGATTAGGTTGTGTCGTCTATTCTCAAAAAGATTTGGAACAAAAGGCAGCAGCTAAAGGCCTTATTCCATACCATGAAGCCTATTCTGGCACATCATGGAATTCACACACAGACCAAGTCATGCACAAGGAATGTGAAAGATTAGAACAACATGAACGGACATTAGTAAATTATAAAGACAATGTCGATAAGTTTGGAAAAACTGAAGAAGGAATGGGACGAGCTGCCGCCGAAACCTTTACAGTCGAACAGATGAAAGAGACTGGTGCGATGGAAAAATCTATCGTCCGTCGCGATAATACACCAGATAAATAGGAGAATATCATGGCACTCGAAATAAAAGATGAAATCACAGAAGAGTTTATGGCAACTCAACAACCGGTAGCACCGCCTCCCGGAATGCAAGAGGAAGCAATCAAAGCTGATGCATTGGAAACCCAGCTATTTGAAGAGGTTTCTCCAATAGGTGATTATTCTAAAGACAGTTTGAATATTTTAGTTAGAGGTATCAACAAGGTATTGAAATTCTTTCCTGGTTCAGATGAAGTAGAAGGCTTCGACCAGGGAATAGAAGACGAACCAATTCCTGAAAGTGTTGTTAGACCTCTCGGTATGATTATATCAGCAGCAACCGATTATGGATGGGAAGATATTTTTGCATTAGCAGATTTAGAAGATGACCGTTCATTGAAAGAAGCTGCTGGTAAATTGGATGCTTTATCTAAAGATACTGCATTCCGTGCTTTCTTAGCCAAACCTCAACCAGACGAAGTTATCGTTGAAGAGGTGGAAGAGGAAGTTGTTAGTGTTCCTCCACCGGTGTCCCCAGCTCCAGTAGTTGAAGATGTCGATGAGGAAGAATTTATAATGTCCAGAATGATATAGGAGAAATAATGGATAACTTAGAAACAAGCAATACAGGCACTTCTGAGGTATCCGATAACGTTGTCGCACAAGAAGCCAACGTCATTGGAGAAAGCTCAGATAATAATGCCAAAACAGAAAAATTTGATAGAAGTGTCCGCGGTATTAGAGATAATATTGGGGAAGCCTTAGATAAGGCAATGGATACTAATCCCGAACTGAATGTGATATCTAAATCAGTCTCGATTGATGATATAAAAGATGCAAATCTACCTGAAGGGGACCATAAAGGGATTGATTATAATAAGGTAATGGAAGACCTACCAGCTGATGCACAGAAGCTATTAGCTAATATAAGGAAATCCTATACTCAAAAAACTCAAGAACTATCAAAGATGAAAAACGATTTGCAAAGTCAAATGGCTGCTTTTCAAAATCAAGAAACTATGGATAAGTTCGAACAACTAAGCCAAAGAAATACAGAATTAGACCCTTATGATACAAGGTCTTTTGAAAACCGCATTGAGGAAGAGGTAGCACGCAGAATGCAAGCTATGATGAAACCAATGCAAGAACAGTATCAATTACAGCAACGAAAAGCAAAACTGGACAGCTGGACTGCACAAAATCCAGACTACACTGACTACAAGACAGAAATCGTTGGACTGCTAAAGGGAAATAAAAGTCTTGACCTTCAATCAGCATATTATATCGCTAAAGGTAAAGCCAAAACCGCAAAAGCAAAAGAATTAGAGGCGGAAGTGGCAAGATACAAAGAAGCGGCACGTAATTATGGATTGAAAGTAAGTGCCGGAAACACTATCACTGGCAAAAAACCACCTACAGGATTGAGTTCATATGACCTATATAAATGGGTTCGTGCTCAAAAGGAAGGTAAATAGTGAAAAACAGTCTATATATAATAGAAAAGGCCCTTTCGTCGCACTATGAAAGGATAACCTCTGGACCCGAAAGGACAATCCTCAGTGTAAATCAAATCAATAATAAAAACAAGCTAAATTCAAGAGGTAAACACAATGGCTATTAGTAATGCGATACTGTCCTCAACGCTTCGGATTTTGTTAGATGAGGAGGTCGACAACCTTTTCAAGGCGACACCTCTTCTTTCTCAAATGAAGAAAAAGGGACAAATTGACTTATTCGACGGCGGGCAAAAGCTCGACGTTCCACTAATCCTTGCAGAACACTCTTCAATTACTCAGCTTGCAACCGGCTATGAACCTGTAAATCTTGCAGTTTCAGATGCTCTTCGAAACGCTTCTTACGAATGGTGTGATTTTGTCGCTCCTATCGTAATCACTCAAAAGGAAGAACTTTCCAATAAAGGTGAGCGTGCTATCGTGTCTATCGCGGAAGCTCGTATGAAGTCAGTTATGGGGATGTTGCAACGAGAATTTGAAAAGCAAGTAATCGCAGGGACTTCAACAGTTCTTACTGAACTCAATACTTTACAAGGTGCAACACTTGCATCCGGTTTCTTAGAGCATGATGCATTCGGTGCACAGACCAACTCAGTTGGTGGTATATCGAAAGCGGCTTTCCCTAATGATTACCAGAACCAAGTGGAACAGTGTGCGGCAGGTTTTGCTACAACTGGTATTAGAGACTTGACTGACCTTTATATTTCGTGTCAGAACAGAACTCCAAATGCTGGTGCTCCGGACCTTATTCTTGCATCACCAACGATGTATTCATTATACAAATCACTTCTTTATGCAAACGAACGTTTCATCGGAGAAGATACACTTGACGGCGGTAGGTTAGCTCTTGCTTTCCACGGTGCTCAGATGTATGTCGACCCATTCTTGCCAGCAGGTGCAGCCGCTCCTTCTACGCAAACAGTTTCGGCTTACTGTCTCAACACTGACTACTTACGTCTTGCAATGGATACAGACGCTAATTTCAAAATGGATGATTTTGAAAGCATTTCTGGCTACTGTGCTCGTTCAGCGAAAATTTATGTTCGCGTTCAGCTCTATGCTCAGCATCTTGCTTCTCAAGGTCTTCTTTGCAACGCTGAAGCATAAGGGGGAAATCATGTCAACAAGCACACTTATTCAAAAGTTATACGGTGCCGATGAACTTACAGCCTCACCGAGCGTAGGAGAAGGGAATTCCACCCAATCCAATCGCCAAAAGGTTGAACGTTTTCAGGTAGCT